CGCATCCACCCCTCAAATGTTCTCGGAATGTACTGCAAGATGCCTTGTGCCGGATGTCCCTGCAGGCTGTTAATATCAACAATGCGCTGTACTGCGTTCGGATCGCCGCCCGATTCCTTCGTCACACGGGCAAGAATGGCGTTCAGCATCTCGCTGTTCAGATTCACATTGGACATGGATGCCGCAAGTTCAATGGTCGGAATCCACCGACTAGCCCCGGATCCGTTAGGATTACTAATTAACTTGGTCAGCTGATTACCGATGACATTAACCAGTGCATCGGTTAGGCCATTAATAGCGTCCGGTAGCTGGTTCAAACCAAGGGTGATGGTCTGATTCTGCTTACCAAGCAATGAGTCGAAATAATCACCCACACCGGTAGCAAAACCGGGGAGACCCAAAGCCTTACCTAATCGCTCGGTATCAGCGTTTTTAAGGACAGATGACCCTCGGCTCAAATGGACAATAGACGGCTTATCGGCTAAGTAGGTACCCACCTGCGGATCGTGCACAAACTCACGTCCCGCTTCACCAATTAAAGCTGTCTCAGCAACTGGAAGGTTATGAGCACCGGTAGCCCGCGCATGTGTAGCCATGTCATTGACCTGCATAAACTTGACCGTCGAATAGGTCGGCATTTTGACACCAACAGATACAGCCTTGCTGATATTTTTCGCTAGTGAACTGTTAATCGCATCAGCCGCCGACTTGGTATCACCTGTAAACTTAATGTGCTTATTGATATCCTTCGCCAAGGTTTTATTCAGGCTGTAAGCGCCGCCCGTGTCATTGCTGATCTGCTGCCCAACGCCCTTTAAATGGCTAATCTGATCCTGTATGGACTTAACACCATTCTGATATTCCGTGACTGATATTTTATGCATCGCATAATTCTGATCTAACTGCTTTTTCTGTTCCTGAAGCTTTTCAACTTGATCTGCTAATACCTGGATTCCCTTTTGTCCTTTTTCGTTGATCCCTGCTTGGCTCAACTCAAAGTCAGCAATCTTTTCGCGCAATTGATTGACGATGCCCAGCTGAGCCTTATCTTTATCAATAGCTTTTTGAATCTGCTCGTTCTGCGCTTCCAGATTTCCTAGATCCTGATGAAGCTGAGATCCACCGTCTTGAAGTAAAACATTTATGCCTTTAATCCAGTCATATTTTGCTTGGGTATACGTAAGTCCATGAATGGCAAGATCATTTGATATAGCCTGCATAGTGTTAATTTTGCTCTGTACGTCGCCTTGCTGAGACTGCTGATAATTGATGTCATCTCTAAGTTTCTTTTCATTACCTAGAGCAGCTTGGTACTTTTGCTGATAATCTTGAAGAATTTTATCCGCTTGCGCCTGATTATATTTTTTGATCTTATCCGTTGTATAAGCGAAAGCATTTCCTTCGTTCGTCACCGCCGTTGCCGCGCCAGGTATATCTTTGACCATATCCTTACTCAGCCCGGCCATGGTCTGCAACTGCTTGTTAGAAAGGCCAGATTTTTTCTGCAGCTGATCCATCTGATCTTTTAAATTCTTAACCTGATCGGCGCTCGTTGCCTTTTTTAAATTATCCTGAAGGTCAATGTATTTACCGAGTTCTGATTGAGATAAATGGCAATTCGTTTTCAACTTATCAAAGTCGTCAATCTGCTGCGCCAAAACGCCATGTTGTTTAGCTAGTTTATCCGCTACAGTAGTGGACGTATCGGCCAGCTTCTGAGACTGATTCCAGAAATAATAAGCACCAGCCCCCAACGCGCCCAGTACAGCTATCGTCCCTGTCACTGGATTAAAGAGCAACGGCAACGCACTAGCCAACATACCTGCGCCCGACGCGGTACCGGCGATCCCCGCTGCAGCTTCACCCGCAGCGGCACCGGCGCCAGCTAATCCCGTAGCGGCTTCACCCGCGCTAGTTACCGTACTGGCTAGGCCAGCGGCTGCTTCAACTTTTGAAGCACTGCCCACACCGCGAAGCATCTTGGATGCCCATTTTGCCCCATCTGATAGAGTGGAGAGGGATCTAAGTAGGGACGCTGTGCCAATCGCGGCAGGAGCAACAGCCGCGGTGAACAAACCTATAGACGCTACCGTCGTCTGTACCGGACCAGGCAGCCGTGAAAACCAGGTAAAAACGCTGTTGAGGTCACCAATGAGTCCGTTAACTTCCGGCATTAAGGTCGTAGACAGCGTCATAGCGAGGTTGCTTGCTTCCTGCTTAAACCGATTCAGCTGGTTTAGCCCTGACTGCATCATCCGGTTGGTGACGCCGCCCGCATAGTCCTGACTTTCGGCCTTCTTAATATTCGCAGAAAAATCGTTCAACTGCTTATTGGTCTCTGTCATCAGCGCCGTAACGGTAGGCAGAGAGGTGCGGCCGAACATGTGTGAGATAATATTGGCCCGATCTCCGGTACCCATACCCGCCGTTTTATCACGTAACTGCTGGATTATATCTGATAAGCGGAGCAGATTTCCGTGTGAATCCTTCGTCTGAAGGCCAATGTCTTTCATAGCTGCAGCAGCCTGCTTGGATGGCTTGGCGAGACTCGCGATCACGCCGCGCAAGCCGGTACCGGCACTCGTTCCTTCCACACCACGGCGGCTCATGACTTCGAGATACGCGGACATATCTTCCATCGAGTATCCGACCGACTTCGCATAGTCGCCGACATAGTTCATCGAATAGCCCAGTTCCAGGAACTTTGCAGACCCATGGTCAGCCGCATAAGCCATCGCGTTCGTAACCTTGGTGGTATTCGCTGCCGTCTGCGCAGAATTCTGGGACTTACCGAAGAACTGTTCCATGACATTCATGCTGGTCTTAGTTGTTTCCAGAAAATCAGATCCAGCAGCTGTGGAAGCCTTTAACATCTTCTCAACCGCTGCCATGGCCTGCGTACCACTATCGCCCTTGCGGATCATCATTTCATAAGCGTCGCCAATGCTCTGGACAGAAACGCCATACTTATTAGACAGCTGAATGCCCTGCGTCGTCATGCCCTTAACGACATCGCCCGCTGATTTTGCCGAATCACCGCTGCTCATCAGCAGTGATTTGATCGTCTGTAGCTTATTCTGGAAATCCAGCGACTGCTTTGCACCGTACATAAATCCGGCACCGAGTCCCAGCGTGGCCACCGTCATGGAGGAACCGACGGCGCTAATCTTATCCGCCGCTGTAGACAGATTAGTTTTAATCTTGTCCAGGCCATCGCGCAGCACGACATTGGCCTGAGAAGCACCGCCTACGGATTTTGCCAACTTATCAAAACGAGCCTGCGCCTGTATCTGTGCAGATCCGAGTTCGTCTAATGCCGTGCGCTGCTTCTGGACAGCGGAAGAATCTTTTCCTTCCAGCGTAATTAGCTGCTGCAGCTTGGCCTTTTCGTTATCCAGGATACTGTTACGGAGCTGGATCTGCTGACCGAGTCCCGTGTATTCCGCACGATTCGCCTGCAGGGACTTCTTCATCGCGTCAAACGCCGAAATATTCGCCTGCGTGCTGCGCTGTGATAGTCCAAGCTGGTCGGTCAGTGTCCGAGTCCCGCGCTGTTCATCATCCAAGGCCAGCTTCGTATCTTTCAGCTGTTTCGTATACATGGCCTGTTTGGCGATGTTGTCGTTGATCTGCTTGGCCAGGCGCTGATGATAGGCCGTGTTTTCCTTACCATCGTTAATTTGCTGCTGGTAGGTTTCATTCAGCTTATCCGCTTCTGCACGCAGACTTTTCAGTACGAGTTCAGTGTCCTCATACTTGTGGGCCAGCTTATCCAGCTGCATGTCAGCCGCATCGTACACCTTCAGGTTAGTCTTCATGGCGTTTTCATTCTGCTTAACCGCTTGCTGGATATTTTTCAGTGCATCCATAAACTGCGCGCCATCAAGACCGAACTTAATGACCAAATTGCCCAACGGACGTCCTGCTTCAACCATCGTGTTTTACCTCCTTTCCTCCATATTTTTAAAACATCCTGAACAGCTCTTCGCCTGTGATATCGTTACTGCTCTTTCCTTCAGTAGCGATTTTCATTAGAAAATCAAAGTCCGCTTTCTGGATATCGTAAGCGCTCCAACCCGCCTTAATGAGGTCGTTATACAGCTTTTTGATGTTGCTAAACGCCTCATGCGCGCTTACTTTTTTCCCGATTGGCCCTCGGATCCGACGACCTGACCAATGACACCGTTCAGCGTGTCTAAGAGCTGATCAGAATCCACTCCTTTGAGGATCGCTTCACGGGTCAAACACTGCCCTGAAAACAACCCAGAGACGTAATCAAGCAGAGCATTGATTGCTTCCGTGTGCTTCTTAACGTCTTCCAATTTATCCAATAATTCAAAGGCTTCAAAGGTGTCTTTACCATTGGCCCCATTTTTTTCATAGACTTCTTTTTTTTGAGTTTGTGGGTTAAAAAGTTCCAATTTAATAATCTTTGACATGATATTTTCCTCCTAAAAATAGTAAAAAGGCTAGATTGATCACCTAGCCTTCCAAAAAATTAACTTTATGCAGCAGCCGGGAACAGCATCGTTTCAAAGGCCGTCTGTGTCACGTTGTCCGGTGCGGCTGCCATGCCCTTAGCCGTTACCGCATTCTTGTCTGCACGAGTCACAAAGGAGCCGTTCAGCACGTCTGCCGAAAGTGGAGAACCGTTGGCGTCGTTGGTCTTAGCATCTACGGCATCAAAGGTAAACTTGCCCTTCAACAATCCCATATAGAGGTCATTGCCGTCTTTATCACTGGTGATGATCTCCACGGCACAATACGGGGGCACGTCATCCGGGCTCGTATAAGAAATCTTATCTGCACCCTTTGTCTGCCCTAAAATAGCTTCCAAAGCCCCAGCGACCAGGGACTCCTTATCCGCTACGGTCAGAGCCAGTTTGACCTGCCCTGTACCTTTAACCGACACATAATAAACGCCGTTCGATGCATACAGCGAGGTTTCTGCCGGTGCTAAGCCGGTCACGTTGGCTTCGATTGCGCCGGCTGTCGTCATGTCAATGGTATAAATCTTAGCCGGATCCACTTTGTCATTAGCGTCCAAAATGCCAATTTTAATTGCTTTAAGGCCAGTTACTGCCATGTTTTATCACCTTTTCCTTCATTTTTTGTATAAAAAAGAGCCCTTTACGGGCTTAATAGATCCTGTTTCTTCGATACTGCATCGTAATCATATAGAGGTCGATGGTTGGATCTTTGCCATCCATCTCATGGTACCGGTAAAACCGATGATCCTCCATCACGGTGTCCACGACTTGCATCACGGTATCTACCTGTTCACTGTCGAGCGGCAGCCATACCTGAATCTGGACATTATTCTGCTCCTCGAATGAGCGATTAGAAGCGAACTTCGTTTTCGGGTTCGAAATGCAGGTAATCAGTGCATAGGGCGCGAATCCTTCAGTCACAAGTGGCGAATCCACCGAATAGATCTTTTCTGGTGGGACAATGCCTGAAAAGGTCGGATCAGCACTCAGAAGCGCATTTACTTCGCCCTGTACTGTCATAGTTTCAATGCCGCCTTCAGTGACGCGGCCACACGATTCAGAGCAATGGCTTGTTCTTCGTCAATCGTCCGCTGCATGAAGTGCTGGCCCTGAATCCCTTTACCCCAATGGCGTTTCTTCGACCGATCCACCATGCCACCCGTACGGGCCGTTCCGTTCTCCACGAAGTGCGCGCGCCAGTACGTATCTTTGCCGTAGCCAATGGTCACTTTATCGTCTTGACCCATCTGGATGACCACATCTTCTTTCAAATGCTTGAACGCCTTATGCTCTTTACCCTTCTCGGTTTCAAGCTTAAACTGCTCATTCCAGCTGCGGTACTTGGACTCATCTTCCCAAGGCGTGTTTTTTTCGAGTGCTTCGGCAATCAATGCACCCTCAGAACGCACAACCTTGCGCTCCACATTGCTATTTTGATGTGCAAAATCAAGCAGCGCTTGTTCAATCCCGCTGTCTTCAAAGGTCACACTCATGTGATCACCTCTTTGGCCAGAATGGTGTCCCATTCCTTATCGTAAGTGTCCAGGTTAAACGCGATCACCCGGTACAATTTTCCGTTCCAGGAGAAAAACATCTCTTCCTGGATCTCATACTCCGACTGATGCCGGATGATCACCCGCAGGTTATTTGCTAAGTCCGTCCCGAGGTTCTTTTCAACCTCAGACAGCATCTGCGTCCGTACAGCCGCCCAACACGAATAAAAAACATCCGCAGCTGGCTTTTTCACCGCTACGCCTGCCGATGTTTTGGTAACGACAACTTCATAAAAACTGATGCGTTCATTCAGGTCACTCGTTCGTGCGATTTTCGGCATTTAATACCACCCCAAGTGCACAGACCTGGACGTTAAATCGGTCGTTGCAAGACCCTGCGGCTGTGCTGGTGGCCTTCTGGACAGTTCGAGTAGGTATGAGCCCTTCAACTTCAAAATCTTACTGGTGACACCCAGAGGATACTCAACAACCTGCTGCTTATTCGATGCATCCGTAATCGCGGAACGCGTCTTATACGTAGCGTCGGCCAGCATAATGACCGCCGTGTCAAATGTGCTATTGTTTTCCCAAAAGTCCGCCATGTTTTCATCAGTACCGACACCACTCTTAATGACGTTCATCGCGTCGTTCATGTACGTTGTCAGCTGATCGTCATCTGCATCAAAGTCGATACGTAGCGCATTTTTTAATAAGGGCAATGTTACGGTCACAGCGCATCACCCGCCGGAAACGTGACAGAAATAGGATCACTTAAAGTTGATTCGCCCATATTGTTCTGCGCGGATACCTGAAATTGATGCGTCGATCCGGGCTGAACATTATGCACGGTAAAGCTCGGATCAATCAGTCCTGACTTAATCTTCACGCCGTCTTGATAGACGTTATAAGTCTTTTGTTGCATCAAGCATCACTCCATTAAGATGCAGTTGAAATGACATGCCCCTGCTGGTCAGCAATGCCTGTAAACGTGCAGAAGAGCATGGCTTCGGTGTCCCAAAGCTCGACATCAAAGCGATCAATCGCACGCAGCTTCGTCTGATCTGTTTCAAACGAGCCCGCACCAATGTTTGTTGCAAGGAGTGAAAGCTGCTCCCTGTCAAACAGCTTCACGGTTTCCTTCATGTCGCCCACATAAAGCGGATAGACTGGCGAACCCGTTGTTCCGCCATTGGGTAACCAGCGATCCGAGATGATTTTGACCGGACGACCGAGGATAATCGGAATCTCGGAAATAACTTGCCCATCAGCCATCGGTGTCTGAGAGTTGGCCACAATCTTTTTCTGGATCAGGTAGTTACCCATGGCATCTTTCACTTTGTCCAGCACGTTAAAGCCAGACTGGTTGGTAAACCATGTGGTTGTTGCATGCAGCGCCGGATCGAGTCCCGTGTTAAAGGCGTCTTTGATATCATCAAACTTGGTAAGCGTCCTATCCTGCGCCGACGGAAGTGCTGCCAGGGCCGCTAGAATTTTTGCATTACGAGTCACAACTTCTTTTTTCGCCAACCAGGCTGTGATATTTGCGATAATGTTCTCTGGCGAATCCTTCAGCAGCGTATTCGTGATCGCAGAAATACCCGCATGCCGGTGAATCTCCCAGGTGATTTTCTTCACGTTTGGATCGTCATTGGCGCCAATCGTAGCTGTTTCATCGTCAAGATCAGCAAACGGCGTGATGTCTCTCCACTTTTCAAGGTTCAGCGAACCTGTTTTCAGTGTAACCGGACGCACGTCCACGTACTGCTGCAGCGCATCGTACTGGCGAATCAGGTAAAAGACCTGTGTTTCAATATCCGGAGGAATGGTTAGACCGAGGCCTTCATCATTTCCATCAGGATCAGAAACGACGAGATCCTTAAAAGGCATCTCACGTCCGCGAAGCAGGGCTTTAAAGTTTGTCACGAATTTTTCTTTTGCAGACGGCTCTTTTACCGGAGTCTTTGGAGATCTTGCAGCACCCTGAGCGCCCTCAGCTTCCACTTCGTCCAGCTGTTCCTTTGCCATATCACGTTTTGCCTTAGCGGCATCAAGTTTGGCTTTAAAATCCTTAATCTGCTCAGCAGTTACCTCATCATCAAGTAAAGCCTGCTGCACTTTTTCCTGGGCATCGACCACTTTCTGGCCGGCTGCAATCCAGGCATTTCTTAGTTGTTCGATATTCACCTGTTACACACTCCCTTTTAAGATCTTTAATTTCTGTGACAGTAGTGACGGTTGTTTTGGTTCCTGGGGTGTTGGCCCAGGCTGTGGCGTTGGATCACCTCCGCCGGCAAGTGCTGCCGGCACGTGTTTGTATTTAGCAAACAGCTTTTCAGAGACGCAGGCAGCCGCCTGGTTGGCTTCAAGGACTTCATCAGCCAGACCGTAGCCAACGGCTTCCTGAGCAGACAGCCAGGTTTCTGCGTCCATCAACGTGCCTAACGTGTCCGTATCAAGCTTGTCCCCTGCTTTCGCCAGGTAGGTCTGCTTCATGCTCTCGTTAATGTGGTCGAGGTCATCAGCTTCTTTGCGCATATCTGCCGCATTGCCCACCACATACGACCACGGGTTGTGAATCATCATCATGGCATTAGCGGGCATGGCAATATGGTCGCCAGCCATGGCAATGACACTGGCAATTGAGGCGGCCAATCCGTCCACAAAAACGTTTACCTGCGCTTTGTTCTGCTTCAGCATGTTGCCAATCGCCACACCTTCGAAGACGGAACCACCTGGGCTGTTGATGTGTAGGTTGATTGTTGAGACATCACCCAGCGCATCAAGGTCTTTTTT